AAAAGCTTGTGATTGACAGGAACGGACATATTTATGACGGTACGGGTAGGTGGATTGCGGATGGGATGAAAAAATAAATGTATCAATTAGTGCATTTTCTATTGACTTTCAGCGCATAATAGTGTATCATAGTATCAAGGAGGGATGCTTTGATGAATTCCAACTACAACACAAACTATACCAAAGAGCAGATTGAAGCCATTCTGAATACAATAAAGAAATGCGTCAAGGACAATCATTACACGATTGCTCAGAATGAAAAGCGACAGGAGAATATTGACCTTATCACAAGCTACAACCTGAACAGTCAGAAACAAAAAGAAATTCTGCTGAAAATCCAACCCGAAGATTTTTGCTATTCCTTACAGAACGAGCATATCGGATTTGAACACGAGGTTCTGTATGTATTCTGTCCGCAGGTTATGCTCTTTAATCTTGATGATGAAGAAGAACAGGTTGATATTTATGCGAAGTTCAATATCATTGATGTGAGCAATGGGCAAAGAGTTATTGTAATCTCATTTCACAAGCGGAACAATCCAATCGACTATTTGTTCCGATAAAACGAGAAAGGAGCATTTTTATGAATAATAAAGTATTTTGCGATGAATGCAGAAAAGACGTTAAGGTTATCACAAAGGAAGTCCTGTTTAAGAGAACACTTAAGGATAACGAGTACACATTTACAGGCTTTGAAGCGTATTGCGGTGAATGTGGCAGTCCTATTTATGTTCCTGAAATTGAGGACAATAATCTGAAGCTGCTTTATGATGCCTATCGTAAAGAGAATGACATCATTCCACTTGATGAAATACTCGCCATACCTAAAAAGTACGCTATCGGGAAACGTCCGCTTTCTCTGCTGCTTGGTTGGGGCGAACAGACCTTTACGAGATACTGCAACGGTGATATGCCGTCAAAGCAGTATTCGGATATTCTCCGTAGATTGTATAACGAGCCGCTTTATTACAACGAGCTTTTACAGAACAACAAAGACAGAATGAAAAGCAACAGCTCCTATGAGAAAAGCAACATTGCAGTAAAAAATCTAATAGGTATTCCGGAAAACTCTAAAATAGAAACGGTAATCGGTTATCTGCTTTACAAATGTGAAGATGTTACACCATTGGCACTTCAAAAGCTGCTTTACTACGTTCAGGGCTTTTTCTATGCGTTCAATAACATCTTTATCTTTGAAGATGACTGCGAAGCTTGGGTACACGGTCCTGTTTACAGAAAGGTTTATCATAAGTATTCAGACTACAAATATGACTCCATCGACGGCGCTGACAGCTTTGACGAAACAATATTCTCGGTAGCTGAAAAAGCCGTTATTGACGGAATAGTTGATAACTTTAGCTGTTACAGCGGAAAGGTATTGGAACGTTTCACGCATTCCGAACAACCGTGGATTGAAACCCGTGCAGATTTGCCTGTCTATGCCCAATCGGACAGAGTGATAGACAAAAAACTGATTGCCGATTATTTCTCCGCAGTTAAGCAGAAATATGATATGCTTAATCCGAACGATATAGAAAACTACTCAAAAAAGCTTTTTGAAATGCATTAATTGATATATACTCAGCCGTCTGATGTAACAAAAATCAGACGGTTTTTTTATGCACAAACACGAAAAAATCAAAACGCACTAATTCACATTGACTTTATGACTTTAAAGTGCTATTATACTAAAGGAGGACAAAATGCAGACAAAACTTCAAATGTATCAAGAGGTTTCTGAAAAGGCTACAAAGCAGCTTTGGAGTGATACGGATTACTTCCGTTCGTTCCTTGTCACATCGGCAAGGCTGTATAAGTACCGTTTCAAAGACCAGATGATGATACACGACCAACGTCCGAATGCCGTTGCTTGTGCCGAATACGACACTTGGGGGCGTGAGGACATCGCCAACCGATTTGTCAAGCGTGGCAGTAAGGGTATCGCCCTTATTGATGACAGCAAAGACAAAACCCGCCTGAGATATGTGTTTGACTTTGCAGACACAAGTCCTAGGGATGACCGTTCAAAGGAGCCTTTTTTCTGGAGCATTGCGGAGGAAAACAGACAGCTTGTCGGAAACGCTCTCGGTTCTTCAACCGGAAGTATTGACAGTTGCCTTATCAGCAAGGCTCACGAGCTTGCAAGGAAATACTCGGCAGACTATTCAAAAGAGCTTTTGAATGCAACCAATGGCACATTTTTGGAGGAGCTTGATGATTTCAATGTTCAGGTTGAATTTGAACAGCTTCTCGAAACAAGTCTTTCGTATTCTCTCTTGTCCCGCTGTGGATATGAACCGTCCGCATATTTCGATGAGGATGATTTCAGAGGAATGCCTGATGAGCAAGGAGGAGCTCCACAACGATATGCTCTACCATGCAGCGATTTCAATGGCGAAATCCATGCTCGAAAAGGGCCTGATCACCGAGGAGGAATACGCTGAAATTGATACAATTCTGCTCGAAAAATACCGGCCATATTTGGGTACATTATTATCCGAAAACGCTTGATATTCCGGCCTTTTAGAGTGATATATAGACACTACCGGAAGGAGGGATTTCATTGAAAACAGTAGAGAAAATCGAGCGAAAACTGCCGGTTCTGAAAACAAGAAAGCGAGTTGCTGCCTACGCCAGAGTGTCAATGGAATCCGAGCGGATGCAGCACTCGCTTTCTGCACAGGTGAGCTATTACAGCGCACTGATTCAGAAGAACCCCGAATGGGAATATGCTGGCGTTTTTGCGGATTACGGGATCTCCGGCACCGGCACCAAAAAGCGTGATGAGTTCAACCGCATGCTGGCTGAGTGTGAAGCCGGAAACATCGACATCATCCTCACCAAGTCAATCCAGCGGTTTGCGAGGAACACCGTGGATCTTCTGAACACGGTCCGACACCTGAAAGAGCTCGGCATTGAGGTGCGCTTCGAGAAGGAAAACATCAATTCCTTAAGCGGCGACGGAGAGTTGATGCTTTCCATCCTCGCTTCTTTCGCACAGGAAGAAAGCCGCAGCATTTCCGAGAACGTGCGCTGGGCCACGATCAAGCGGTTCAAGCAGGGCATCCCAAACGGCAAGTTCACCATCTTCGGATATGAGTGGCAGGATGACAAACTGGTCATCGTTCCAGAGGAAGCCGAGATCATTCGATGGATGTACGCAGAGTACATGAAAGGCGCATCCCGAATTGAGATCGGCAGAGCCCTGATGGAACGAGGCATCTATACCCGGCAGGGAAAGCCGTGGGTGGATTCCAATGTGAAGGTCATCCTGACAAACATCACTTACACCGGGAACATGCTTTTCCAGAAAGAATACTGCGAAGACCCGATCACCAAGCACCGCAGGAAGAATTACGGTGAGATGCCGCAGTATTTCGTCGAGGACACCCACGAGGCGATAATCCCGATGGATGAATGGCAAACGGTACAGGCCGAGTTCAAGCGCAGACGGGACCTTGGCCCCTTCGGAAATAAATCTCTGAAGCTATCCGCTTTCTCCACCAAGATTACCTGCGGCTGCTGCGGAAAGCACTACCGCCACAGCGGGAAGCGGAACACTGCCGGTGAGGTTTACTACGTTTGGACCTGTCAGACGAAAAGCCAGAAAGGAGCGTCGGCTTGCCCCTCAAAAAACATACCGGAGAAGATGCTCCATAACGCCACTGCCGAGGTGCTGGGCCTTGACGAGTTTGACGAGGACGTTTTCAGCCAGCAGATTGAGGAGGTCATCGTCATCGGAGACGACACCTTGACCTTCCGCTTTTACGACGGCCACGAGGTCACCACCAAATGGCAGTCTACCGCCAAGACCGACTGGTGGACGGACGAGCGCAGAAAGCTCTGGGGAGAACGGCACAAGCGCAAAGACACCAATCCCAACAAGCACCTTTTCTACGAGTTCACCGGCTTCATCAAGTGCGGCTGCTGTGGTGCCAATTATCGCTGCCAGTCCGGAAAGCGCAAGGACGGCACTCCGACACGGTCTTGGTACTGCACCGGCCCGAAGGATCAATGCCACAACCCCGGCATCCGGGACGAGACCATGAAGCGGCTGGTGACCGACGTTCTCGGCCTTGACGAGTTCGACGAGGCTGCGATGGACACCCAGATTGAAAATGCCACGATCCTCGACCATACGGTTACATTCCATTTCCGTGACGGCCACACCGAATCCAGAGAGTTCTTGGATAAGCGGCATGGTACCCCTTGGACCGAGGAACGGCGAGAAAAAGCCAGAGAATCCATGAAGGCCGCTTGGACAGACGAGCGCAGGGAGGCAATGAGTGAGAGAATCAAGAAAATAAGGAGCGAAAAGAAATGGCCAAATCCGTAACTACGATACCGGCGACGCTGTCACGCTTCACGGCGGCACCGATCAACAGCACCAAGAAGCGACGTGTGGCGGCCTACGCTCGTGTCAGCACAGACAACGAAGAACAGCTGACCAGCTATGAAGCGCAGGTCGATTACTACACCAACTACATCCAAGGACGGGACGATTGGGAGTTCGCCGGTGTCTATACCGACGAGGGTATCACCGGGACGAACACCAAAAAGCGTGAGGGCTTCAAAAGCATGGTAGCCGATGCCCTCGCCGGGAAGATCGACCTGATCATCACGAAGTCAGTCAGCCGTTTTGCCAGAAACACGGTCGATAGCCTTACCACCATCCGCTCCCTGAAGGAACACAACGTGGAGTGCTATTTTGAAAAAGAAAACATCTGGACTTTCGATGGCAAGGGCGAGCTGCTGCTCACGATCATGTCCTCACTGGCACAGGAAGAGTCCAGATCCATTTCCGAGAACTGCACATGGGGCCAGCGGAAACGGTTTGCAGACGGCAAGGTCACAGTTCCATTCAAGAGGTTTCTGGGCTACGACATGGGACCGGACCACAATCTCGTGGTAAACCCGGAGCAAGCCAAGCTGGTCAAACGCATCTACGGGATGTTCCTACAAGGTCAGTCGCCGTTCCAGATTGCCCGGACGCTGACCGAAGAAGGCATTCCTTCACCCGGCGGCAAGGACCACTGGAATCCCAGCAACATCAAGAGCATCCTCACAAACGAAAAGTACAAGGGCGATGCGCTGCTGCAAAAGTCCTTCACGGTCGACTTCCTGACCAAGAAGAAAAAGGCCAACGAGGGCGAAATCCCGCAGTACTATGTCAAGGACAACCACGAGGCCATTATCGATCCGGAGACCTTCGAGATGGTTCAGACCCTGATGGCCACCCGCAAAAAGGGCCGGAACCGCAAGAGCTCGGTCAGTATTTTCTCCAGCAAGGTCAAGTGCGGAGACTGCGGCAGCTGGTACGGTCCGAAGGTCTGGCACAGCAACGACGCCTACCGGAAGGTCATCTGGCAGTGCAACCACAAGTTCGACGGTCAGAAATGTGCCACACCGACACTCACCGAGGATGAAATAAAAGAACTGTTCCTCCGGGCCGCCAATCAGGTGATCGACCAGAAGGAACAGTTTATAGCCATATACGAGCAGGTCCTTTCAAGGAGCCTCGATACCACATCCCTTGATAGTGAGCTTTCGGATCTGGAAGCTGAAATCAACATCGCTGCTGAGCTCATCGAGGAGTGCATCAAAGAAAACGCTCACGTTGCCCTCGATCAGGCTGAATACCAGAAACGCTATGATGGTCTGGTAGCCCGATTCGACAAAGCCAAGGCCAGACACACCGAGGTCACTGACCTGATTGCCGAGCGCACGGCCAGAAGGCACCAGATCGAAACCTACCTACAGGAGTTGCGGAGCCGGGAGCCTCTGACGGAGTTCCGGGAAACTGACTGGCTGGCGATGGTGGACTACATCACCGTTCACAGCAAAAAAGACATCCGGGTGACCTTCAAGGACGGCACCGAAATCAAAGCATAACCGCATAGACGCAGCAACGCCTCTGAACCACATCGGCTCGGAGGCGTTTTTGTTATCTTTCTTCAGGTGGGCAGATCTTCGGCAGGATTTCAAGGAAGTACTGGCCAATCTTCTCGGCGTCATAGCCGTTGGCCTCGCAGATGAACCGGACGGTATCGGGCAGATGCACATGTGGAATACAAATATTGTTCATTTAATTCTATAAATCTGTTACTTGACATTGAAATATTCCTTAGCGTCAATGAATATTTCGTCTGCCAGTCGGGTTACCGTTCCATCCTCCTGCACCCTTTCGATCATTTCCACAACATAGCCCGGAAACAGTTTTTTCCTGTCTTCAACATTATAGTCACCGTCTCGCGGAACATCCGCATTGACGATCCTGAAGCTGTCGTTTTCTCTTATCAGTTCAAATCTGCAGGGATAAGAAGAAGCGGTTTCCTCGGTAAGCACTTCTGAATTATATGAATAAGAAGATTCCAAAACCCAAGCATAAACATAGTAATCTCCACTTTGTTTCTCTTCGGTAGAAAAGACTTTAATGCTTGCGAAATTATTGCCGCCGTCGGAGGGCTCCGGCATATGATCAACTATATAATTGTTTATAAGCGTATCAGTGATTTTTTTATCTATATAAACTTGCGGATAAGCGGGATAGCTATCAGGAAATATCTGCATGCTTCTGCTTGAGAATAATATTACCAACAATACAGAAAGCACTACGATCGGTATAAACATAAGCAAGACAATTCTTGCTATTTTCTTTTTATTGGTAGTTTTTGAATATTCTGCAACTCTTTCTACAATTTCTTTTACACCTTCAGTCATGTTCTCACTTTTCCTTTCTCCATCAATGAGTTCACGGATACTCACATCATAAAAATCTGCAAGCTCAACTAAAACCGAAAGATCCGGCATATTATTCCCGTTTTCCCATCTGGACACAGTCCTTGAAGCAACATGAAACTGTTCAGCAAGCTGTTCCTGTGTCAGATTTTTATCTTTTCTGAGTTCCTTTAAAAATGAACCAATCTTTATCTGATCCATTTTGCCTACCTCCTTTCGTTGTTGAAATTATGCGCTATCCAATCCGTTTTTACCACGACATAAAGTGAGAAAAAGCCGTATTTTATGCACCGGACATGATGTGTCCTGTCAATAAAAAAGGATGTTAAACCACTAAATTTCCTACTATATATTACACCGACGAAGTATGAACATTTCTACCGATAAAAACAGCCGGGACAACCCGACTTCCACAACTTACCCCTCAAACGCCAACATACCCCTCAAGCGGCAAAATCGGCGGAGGAATAATTAAATTGTATCAATCTCGGTGTTTTTATATCGATATAAATCATCTTGATTTTGCCGAGGTATGTTTCCTGCAAAAGCTTAAGTACTTCAAGGTTGTCGCCCTCAATATAGAGGTTTTCGGTATCGTCAAAATCAACGCTTTCCTCACGGGAAGGGCGAAGAGTTTTATTTATAGGAGCGTTAGCAGTTAGAATGGCTTGCTTTTTATTAGGCCAAGTAAACTGATAGCGTTCTTCACGTCCTTCAACAACCTTACATGAAATCTCTTGCATTAGTATATCTTTATCTATAGCGCGAATAACATTCCCATTCTCATCAATAGTTTCTGTTATAGCATTTGGAAAGAGCTGAGTAAGCTTTTCATAATTATCATTGGCTCTATTAGTTGTGTGCATTAACAATTTATCCATTTAAAATCCTCCATTCAAGTCCTTGTTTATTTTCGTACACAGTACAGGGAATGAATATCCTTTGGCTAAGGGTTTAATTACTTTATATAAAGCGCCATTATTGTCAGTCCATCGTATATTTCACTTGAAAATGAAAAAACCTGTTGCTTGCTGTCATAATCAAAAAAGCCACTATGACATAGAGCGTCTATCGGGTTATGAATGAGATTGCTGTTTATTGCATTGCGATTGTCACAGTCATCTGCATATATACAATTGCCGAACTCCGGCTGCAAGCCTTTGTCCTTGCGCTGTTTGTAGTATTTCACAAAATAACTTGCGGCTTGCTCAACACTTATAGCTCCGCCAGCCTGTATAGTAGCAAGAATAAGGACGGGTTTGTATGAACGTGTCATTTTCATTGTTCTGAAGTAATTCATAAAACCATTGCATTCTTCGAGCTGTTGAGCCTTAACAATCTTGTGCTTGCGCTTTATTTCGACCTGCTCTTTTAAGCTTGAATATATGTTCTCTATCGTAGAGCCGTCAAATGAAAAGCAAAATTCACTTTCTTCAAGCCAAAGAGTGCGGAGATAATTGTCAACTTTGATTTTTCCGTTATAGTTACGCTTGTTTGCTATCCAAGCCTGATACCTATCTTTATACCCAAGAATGTGAAAAACGTAGTACGGAATTCCCTTGTCAATCTGCTGTAACAATCGTTTGTCAAGAGAATGAGATTTCAACGCAATGTCGAACACTTCAAGCTCGTTAAAGCCATTAGCACTCGATATATTCATTGTTTCGGGAGATAACTTGTTAGCCCATGATACAGAATGTATCTGTTCACTGTATATTTCACGCAAAGCGGGTGAAGTAATCGTGCGTAAAAAGAATTTGCTTTGTGGAATAATACGCCCGTATTCTGTTGATTTTGGCAAGTCCCAGTTATAAGCCATACTATCACCTTACTTTATTACAAGAAAACTTACAAGCTCGAAATCATCAAGGCCTTTTATTTCAGATAGAAGTACTGAAGTTCCTCCCGGCTTGAAAAGACTATCTATATCGCTTTCTTCTTTTGTTTCAACAATTGAGGAAATGGCTTCTCCAAGCAGTCTTGACAGAACAGCCATATTGCGTCCATCGTGGGTTTCTTTATTGAACTGACAACAGAGTTCTGTTATTGGTTCAGTCTTACCTTTACAAAGAAAACGCATTTTGTCAAGCATTTCCTTAGGTGAAAGGTGATCGCAAATGACCTCTCCGTTATTGGCGATGTAAACCATATAGAATGGGTGCAGTCTGTTCTGATTGTTTATATTCACACTGTCGGAACGATTTTTCAGAACAAATATCACTCCCGACGGCATACTTTCATTTTCTTTTGCAACAGCGTGTAAACCAAAAGGAACTTTATCAAGACTATCATTGTGTTTTATGTAGTCGAGTAAATCGAGTCGGAACTCATTAAGTCCCAAGTCCATAATTGAAATGCCGCTTGACATATCCTCAATATCAACAACCTCCTCTTGTAAACGTTTGAGCTGTGATTTGCGGTATTCAAGGTCGGTTTTTTCTTCATCGTTGAGGATGTTGTCATCACCTGTTGCAGTCATATCAACGATTTTCATTCGGGTTTCAACTTTTGCCTTTAGATTTATGTACTCATCAAGAGATAAATCTGGCCAGAAGTTGACAAGCTGTATGCAGGCGTTTTTACTTCCGATACGGTCAATACGTCCGAAACGCTGAATAATACGAACAGGATTCCAGTGAATGTCGAAGTTTATTAGATAATCGCAATCCTGCAAATTCTGTCCCTCTGAAATACAGTCCGTTGCAATGAGAATGTCTATATTTGTGTTGTCATTCGGAAGCAGCAGCGTTTTATCCTTTGAAATAGGAGAAAAGCAGGTGAGAACAGTATTCAGGTCGCAATGCAACTTCTGAACCGTAGAGCGTCCTTCGACAGAACCTGTTACCATAGCTGTATCAAGACCAAATGCCTTTTTAGCGTATACTCCAACATTATCATAAAGGTATTGTGCTGTATCTGCAAAAGCTGTGAATATGATTATTTTTTTGTTTCCGTCATTTATCGGGTGTTCAATCTTGTTGCTGATTACTTCGAGAAGCCTTTGAAGCTTGCTATCGTGAGCAGGCGTAATATCTCCCACCATAAGTGTGAGAAGTTCCAACGTTTCACTGTCTTTGATAAGTGAATTACGCCACGATTTGTAATCCATATCTGCAAGGTCAATACGCACTTTTTTTCCGATTGAAAAGAGGTCGGTTTCTTCTTCTTCATCGTATTCGGAAAAATCAATATCAGTCAAATCAAGCTTGTTACTCGAATGTTTGTCATACGCATCAATAGAATCAATCGTGTTTTGTATCAGCGTTTCTATTCGTTTTAATGTCAGATTGAACGAGAAAACAGAGCTTTCCATACGCTTCATCAGGTTTATTGCTGTCAGACGACGTATGCCTTGTTCACGATTAGCCTGTGTAAAACCGACATTTACCTTTTCATCTCCGAAAAGCTCGGCATACTTCTCAAGCTTACTTGGAAGAATGTAGTGTGACGGCGTATAAATTGTCAATGAGAGTTTCATTAACGCTTCAAATATCTGATTGTATGTTATTGCTGATGGTAAATCCGTAAGCTGTGGGCGTTCGGATATAGGCTTGAGCCTTGTTGGGAATTTGCCTATGTCTGTTGTATCATAGTATTTCTCTATATGTTTTCTCGAACGTGCAATGGTAACGCTGTCAAGAACCTCAAAAAAATCGAAGTCAAGCATTTTCAGAAGCTTGTCAGTTGTCCTGTCACAAGGCTCCCATTTGCTCCAAGTGTTAAAAGCCGCCTGAGCGTTCTTGAATATTTCATCAATCGGACGCTTTGTTTTCAGCTTACCGTTTATTAATTCGGGATTGCCCTCGTATGCAAGCTGCAGCTGGTTTTTCAAGTCATTGAAACGGTTATTTACGGGTGTTGCGGAAAGCATAAGGACTTTCGTTTTTACACCTTTGCGTATAACCTTATTCATCAGTTTTAGATAGCGGTTTTCTTTTTCATTATCCTCACCATTCAGTTTGCCGCCGTTGCGGAAATTATGCGATTCATCTATAACCACGAGGTCATAATTGCCCCAGTTCAAGCGGTCAAGGTCAAGCCCGTTTGATTTACCGTGAGTTCGGTTGAGGTCAGTATGATACAGCACATCATATCGAAGTCTGTCAGCGGCAACAGGATTGTTTATGTAGTTATCTTTATATGTATTCCAGTTGTTTGTCAGCTTTTTTGGACACAGAACAAGAACGGATTTATTCTTATTCTCATAGTATTTAATAACTGCAAGAGCAGTAAAAGTCTTACCAAGACCAACGCTGTCAGCGAGAATGCATCCGTTGAATTTTTCGAGCTTATTTATGATTGCAAGAGCAGCATCTTTCTGAAAGTTATAGAGCATACCCCATATCTTACTTTCTTTGAAGCCAGTTGCTTCGTTCGGAAGAACATCCTCCGAAATGTCTTCAAGAAATTCATTGAAAATATTGTAGAGCGTGACATAATAAATGAATTCGGGAGGGTTTTCATTGTACGCAGCAGTGATATTATCAATTACCTCGTCAGTAACATCCTGAAGTTTATTTTTATCATTCCAAATTGAATTGAATAACTCCATAAAATAGTTTGCATTCTCAGCGTTAGGTGTTTTATATACAGGATTATATGCATTATTTCCACGTTCACAACCAATGCCGACTGTTGTAAACTCGTTGAGCGGCATATAGCTTTTATCATCAACCGTCATAAATCCAGCCATATTATCACTTGAAACATTCGATTTAAAAGTTACCTTTGCCTTTACCCAATCGGCACATTCCTTTGCAATAGCCCTCTGTGTCATTTCGTTGCGCAGCTTAACCTCGAACTCCGTGCCGTAAAGACTTCTTTCTCTGCTTAAACGAGGTATATAGAACTCACGCTTTTCTTTTTTTGCTTTTTCTTTAATAAAAGTCGGAGAAGTAAAAATGAAACGTAATTCCTCGATTGAGCTGAGTTGCTCCTTTAGCTCCTGAAAAGCATAGATTGAAAAGCAAGCGGCTGCGATGGAAATCTTGCTGTTGTTTTTTATTTCAATGCATAAATCACTTTTCAAAGTTTTATTCACATTGTCTATAAGCTCCATAATAATCCCTCTTTATGATTCTATAGTCGTGTTTTGCTGTGCTTTTTCACAGATAAATATACTTATTTATTATACCACACTTTTTGTCAGATTTCAACAAAAACAAAAAATATTTTCGATACCGAACTATGCAACTGGGTGATAATTTCGGTTAGGCGTGCATTCGTAGAAAATTGCAAAAGTGTCACCACTGGTGACACTTTTCACTCCAATTCTCCCGAATGTTTTCTCTGTGCTTCACGCTCCTGAGAATTGTCCTTACCAATAAGCATATCGACATTTTTCATAATGACTTCAAGCTCTTTCTGCTGAGATTTTGCTGAACCGTATTGCTGATACAGCTTATCCTTTTCAGCATAAAGAGCCTGCTGTTCGGATCGGAGTTCCTTGATAAGCGGTGTCTTGCCGTCTTTCATATACGGCAGTAAAGATTTCTCTGCCGCCTTGAAAAGAATAAGCTCGCTTTCGTGTTCTCGCTTATACCTTTCCTTGAACGTAACCGTTTCTAATTTTGTGGCTATTGGTCTGGTCTGACGGTAAACATCAATATCGTGAATGATACAGTCAATTTCTTTGATACGACTTTCAATCGGCTTGAGCTGAGAATGAGAAATATCATAGTTTTGTTTCGCCGCCGCCATCTTTTCGGTCAGCTCGTCATAGCTCTGAATGTTGTGGTCGGAAAGATAATTCATAGTCTTCGCCGCCATTTTCAGATTGTTTATCATCGCCCATTGTTCATAACCGTGTGACTGTTTTGCCTTGATGCTGTTCTCAATATCAATGAGAAGGCTGATAGGCTTTTCTTTTTCAGCGGCAACATCAATCCTGCGAGAAATCCCCTTGATACGTTCCTTAATTCGTTCCTCCGTGTAGTTCTCACCAAGAGTTTTTGCACGAGAGAAACGCTCCTGACCGTCAGCTCTGAATGAAATGTGTTTGCCTTGCTTGATTTCATATTTCAGCTTCGCCATTAACGCAAGAAATTCGTCCCAATCCTGTGCCTGAATGATACAGCGGTCAATGTTCTTTCTGAGTTGCGTTTTCCAACTCGTGCCTTGCTTATCAGCAACGTATTCATTGTATTCCTTGCCCTTGTTTTTTGTCGGAGTGATAACAGACAAACCGTGTTCTTTGCATAGAGTGTCACTTGCCCGACGAATGAAATAATAGCTGTTCGGACTACTGTTGTACTTTGAATAATCCTTGAAGCTCACGGAGTTTATGAGTATGTGATTATGAAGATGTCCCTTATCAATGTGCGTTGAAACGACGTATTGGAATTTTCCCTTTAGGAGCTTGTCGGCAAGCTCAATTCCAATCTGATGGGCAGTACCTTTGTCGGTTTCGCCCGGTGCAAAGGACTGTATCAAATGAAACGCAAGGTAACCGTCGTTCTTTAATGCTTTCGCCTTAACCTGATTGAACTGATAGTATGCTGTTTCGGGAACGCAACCGTATCCCGTACACAACATTTTCCCGTCGGTTTTATCAGGATTTTCGATATAATCAAGAGCTTTATTCAGGGAAGTTGTGATAGGATGGATTTCAGTAACTGCCATATTTCCTCCTGTTTGTTTTGAAGCTCAGCGATGTCCTCGCCATAGGCTGTTTCCGTACTGTTTATTCGTTTTGCTATCTGGTTGATGTTCCGACTTGCTCCGTTGATGTCATTGCATATTCCGTCGAAGCAAGAAAAATCTACGTTCAATAAATAGCCGTCCATTGCTATTTTACGCAGATACGATGACATATTTTTTAGACCGAGTAATGCCATACGTTTCTTAATCACTTCTTTTTCAGTTTCCGTCACATAGAACGTCAGCATCACATCTCTTGTTCGTTCTCCACTCATATTCGTTCCTCCTTGCAAATGAGTATTTGTTTGCAATCGTTCAAGGCAGTATTGCCGCCATAAAAGGGTTTGGGATTATCCCAACAAGCGAAGTGCAGGAGATTTTTGCTACGCCAAAATCTCTGAAACGCTGATTTGTCTGCGAGTGTGTTTTTGCAAAAAAACACCGAGTGTCTAGACAAATCATATGCTTGCTAGTATCCAAGCCTTACCCAGCAGGGTTTGAGCAACTCTTTCAAGAAAACGTCCTTTTAGAGCGACTTTTTCAATGAAAAAAAAAAGTGCAAGTGCCGTAGCACTGCACTTTTGAAGATTTATGTATGTTATGTTTCAATCATAAATATGAAAAGATACTCTTTCTTTATCTGCCTAAAAAATCTGCTCGTGGAATATATGGTATCCGAAATCTATACCCACGTTCATTCATATCTATCATTTTGATTATCAGCATTTCTTCGGGAACACATAGCTCCATTGCGATTTGCTGAGATGTATATTGTAGCCTTGCAAGTTCCTCAACATCATTATCGTTGAGGAGAATGTTTGAAGCAAAGATATTAGCTTCACGTTCAGGAGTAGAAGTCATATCGTAAAGGGAGAACTCGCTGAGCTGACCGAGCTTTGCCAGTTCTCTATGCAGCCTGTCGTGTCCGATTTCGTGAGCGACTACAATTCTTTGAAGCTCCTCGCAGATGTTTTCATTAACGAAAATGAAACGACAGCGACGAGTAATAAAGTATAGTCCTTTGGTATAACCGAGGTCGTGAAAACGTACTCTCAGTCCAAGGCATTCAGCTAATTCAAAAGGGTCTGATGATTTATGGAGCGACTTTAACCTCTCGGCTATATCAAAAATTTCAATGCTCAAATCGTTCACCTCCCACTATAGTATATCATAGTATGTGTCCCATTGTACGGACAGTGGAAAAATAAATTATTAGTCTTTTCTGTATGCTTTCGGAGTGTACTTCTTATTTATTTCTTTGGCTTCCCAGTATGCTTCCTGAATTGCTTTCATTACCTTGTCCTTATCTTCGTCAGACATTTCGCCGCCTGCAAAAAGTGCAGTAGCGTTTGTTATAAGCTGCTCGGCGGAAACCCTACCTCTTGTTCCTCCGGCTTCGGTAGCATCTACTACGAATAGTTCATCGGCAGACACAAGATATTCAAGGCTGACATTGAACACCTCTGCCATTTTTTCGAGAATACTTCTCTTAGGATAGCGTTCACCAGACTCATAAAACTGAATTGACTTTCTCGACACTTTTACTGCGTCTGCCAACTCCTGCTGTGACATCGAATACCTTTGACGTAACGATAATAATTTTTCCTTGAATTCCATAATAGTTCCTCCTGTTTTTGATAAGTTCTCAAAAAGTTCTCAAAAACACTTGACAAGGTTCTCAAGACGGTGTATAATAAAACTGTTCTCAATTAGTTCTCTTTTATGATAACACAACGAAAGCGAAATGTCAAGCATTTTTTAGGAGTGTTGTTTATGGAAAGAGTTATTTTACATTGCGACCTCAATTCCTTTTATGCTTCGGTAGAAATTCATAACAATCCTGAGCTTATTGGGAAAGCGGTTGCGGTCTGTGGCAGTCAAGAAGAACGCCACGGAATTGTTCTGGCAAAATCCGATTTAGCAAAGAAAGCCGGAGTTCAGACAGGAGAAGCTATATGGCAAGCTACACAGAAATGTCCCGACCTTATTATAGTACAGCCCCACTATGATGAGTATATGAGATTTTCAAAGCTTGCCCGTAAAATCTATGAGGACTATACTGATTTGATTGAGCCGTTTGGCATTGACGAATGCTGGCTTGATGTAACGGGAAGTCAAATCCTGTTTGGCAACGGTGAAACAATCGCAAACAAAATCCGAGAGCGTATGAAAGCAGAAGTCGGCTTAACTATTTCTGTCGGAGTCAGCTTTAACAAGGTATTTGCAAAGCTTGGCTCTGATATAAAAAAGCCTGACGCCGTTACCGTTATTCCCTTTAACACATTCAAAGAAAAGATATGGAATTTGCCCGCAGGTGATATGTTAGGTGTAGGACGAGCAACACAAAAAGTTCTGCACAGCTATTGCATTGAAACAATTGGCGATTTGGCAAATGCGAATGTGGAAATGCTTGAACGTAGGCTCGGAAAAGCAGGTCAACAGATTTGGAACTTCGCAAATGGCTATGACCGTTCTCCCGTATAGAATATGTCTTACTCTGCTCCCATAAAAAGCATCGGTCACGGTACAACCTGTGTGGCTGACCTTACGAGCGACAATGAGGTCTGGAAAGTCATATTAGAGCTTTCACAGGATATAAGTCATAGACTTCGAGAGTATGGACTAATGGCAAATGGCGTTCAGCTAACAGTCAAGGATAATCAGCTTTTATCCAAACAGTATCAATGTCCGCTTGAAATATCATCACAGAGCTTCGTCGAGATAGCTCAGATGTCATTCAAGCTATTTCAGAAGCATTATCAATGGAAAATGGACGTGAGAGCTGTTACGGTTCGGGCGATAAATCTTTGCGACGTGCATACGCCTGTTCAGCTTAATTTTACGATGGATATTACTCAACACGAAAAGCGTGACAAGATTGAGCTTGCGATTGAGCGTATCCGAAAAAGGTATGGACGAGCTGCAATCAATATGGGCAGCCTCTATACAGATTTGAAGATGGCAGGTCAACAAAATTTGATTATGCCGTCCGGTATTCCACAACAATAACGACTGGAGGAAATTCTATGGAGCGTTTGAGTGATAAGCAGCTTTTGATGCTGACTTACATTAAAAATAGGTTATCGACAAGCTATTGTCCGTCAATCCGTGAAATAGGACAGGCTGTTGGTATTTCATCTACTTCAATGGTAAAATATCATCTTGATGTTTTAGAGAAGAAAGGCTACATTTTCAAAGAAAAGAAATGCAGCCGTACAATCAGACTGGCGTGAGCTTGGCTGGGAAAGGGGTTAGCATTGAATATAACACTTACAGGAGGTCGTGGCGGCATTTCGGGAAGATATACACTCCCGTTCCGTTGCCCGATGTGTCACGCAAGAGTATGTGATGTCCGAGTTTGGTCACACAAAGCCGAAGCAAGGTTCAAGTATCTTTACGGTGATGAAATTGGCGGAGATATTTCACTTCTTTGTCCGAAATGCAAGCAGCAGATTTGGATGTCTATTATATAAAGAACACTACAACAAAATAATTATTATGGTACAGAAGGTCGCATTCCTGTCTTGAGGGACGGGGTTCATAAGGGCAGACGAACTGACACAAGCTATTTAGCTTATGGAGTTCGTCTGCCTTTTTTCTGTTTCCACAAGGAGGCTCTGTTTCGCTGAATGGCGGAATGGAGCTTTTTATGTTTACAGAACAATGGCAATGCTTTATTGCCGAATATCCGTAATCCACGTTTTGGTTTTCACTTACACAAAAAATCAAAACGGAGGATTTATAAATGTCAAAAATATATTTCGTTATGAACGACAGAGCTGACAGCTCGAAAGGATACAAGCAGGTATCCGAAGATTACATCAAAGGATACATCGACGGTTTCACTGATGGCAGACCGTATTTCATCAACCTCGGGTACGCTGTGATGGAAACTGATGAAGAAAATTATCGCTCTTTCTACAAGGAATATGAGAGAAACAAATATCTTGAAAAACTCGATAAAGCGAACGAGCTTTTATCTTACAATGCTCTTGATAATAAGGAATTTCAAGGAGCAGATATTGTTGCAGATATTTCAGAACCATTTGAAGAAGTAATAGTCAGGAAGGCACAAATGGAGTGTCTTTATAAAGCCTGTGAATTACTTACGCATACTGAGAAGAAAATATTGCAGTGTTGCTTGCTTGGCAATAAGACAGAAAGAGAACTTTCCCTGTTGATTGGTGTTCCAAGAACAACAATTGAGTATCAGAAAAACCGATTACTCAAGAAACTGAAAAAAATATTGGAGAAATAAAAAGATTTTTTCGTCCAAGAGCCTGTTTTTTTCCTTTAAAAAGTGAGGGGTAAAATTCCTCAACACAGTTTCTTGAAAATTGAATACCAACAATCAGTTACGTTCCTCTTGCTACCGAAAGGCAAGCGGTAAAAAGGATACGCCACGATGTCCGAAGAAAAGCTGTAAAACGCAGGCAACGACAAACACACTTGATGACAAACTCGTTAGGCTCTGATGAACAGCAGGACTTCACATATGACGAAGCGATACAATATTCCTTTATATAATAGGTAGCTCCTATTACGCCACGACAAGCAAGCGGTATAATGATACTTCCGTTCAGACACGATGACGTGTAACGGCTAATCCCACAGGAATGGGTAGAGGTATAATCCTATGAAACGGCTTTAGCGAGCTGTTGGCTGATTTGCTCCCTCGATTGTGCAATCGCACATTCATATTGTCAGGGGTGTTGAGAACAAATATGACGATTTCTATTGCAAATTACAAGAAGGCAGACTGAGAATATCGGTCTGCCTTTTACATATCAAATCCATATTGAAAGGAATAAGAGAATGTTAAAAGTAAAAAGAGGTCAGATTTATCTGGCAATACTTAACGGCATCGGTTGTGAACAAAGTGGTAAGCGCCCTGTTCTAATTTTGCAGAACGATGTCGGCAACCGTTACAGTCCGACAACAATCATCGCTCCGCTGACAACCTCGGACAAGAAAAAGCATCTTCCCGTACACGTTCCCGTTTTCAGCAATCGTTTGTTTAGAAAATCAATGGTTCTGCTCGAACAGGTTCAGGTCATTGATAAGAAGCGACTTGGTAAACTCATCTGCTGTTTGAGTGAAAAGCAGCTTGCAGCAGTTGATAAGGCATTGGCGGTAAGCATTGCAATTGACGGCAGAAACGGAGGAAAAGACGATGAATGAAATTAGGACTTTTGAAAATGAGCAGTTCGGTTCAATCCGAACAAAAATGATTGACGGAGAACCGTGGTTTGTAGCAAAGGATGTGGCTCTTGCACTCGGTTATAAAAACTTCCGAGATGCAATAAAAAAGCACGTTGATGATGAAGATAAGGGAGTCGCAAAATGCGACTCCCTTGGTGGAATGCAAAGTCTTGCAACAATAAACGAAAGTGGTTTATACAGCCTAATACTATCAAGCAAACTTCCGTCGGCTAAAGATTTCAAGCATTGGGTTACAAAAGAGGTTCTCCCGTCTATCCGCAAGTACGGAGCTTACTTTACCGATAAAACGCTCGACAGGGTTATGGAGAACAGCTCCGAAGCCGAAACGCTTTTCAAAAAGCTCAAAGCGGAAAAGCTCAAAAACAAAGAACTGGAAGAAACCGTTTCTGCTCTTGGCGATAAAGCCGATTATTATGATGAGGTTCTCCAGAGCGAAAAGCTCATTCCGATGACCGTCATTGCAAAAGATTACGGAATGTCGGCTACAAGGCTTAACGGTATTCTGAATGCCTTTCGTATTCAGTACAAGCTCAGAGGTACTTGGTGTTTATACGCTCCATATCAGAATATGGGACTGACAAAAACAAAAACAATGCCCGTTCCTCATTCCGAAACAGGCAAAACATTCATAATAATGTATTGGACGGAAAAAGGACGAGCGTTCCTTTATGATTTCCTGAAAGAACAGAACATTTTCCCGCATTCGGAGCTAATTCAACCATAGTTCAATCGTGCGGCGGTTATATACAGACTGTCGCATTTTACATAAGTCCATAAACTGTTGCGAACTGTTGCGAGAAACGCTGCAAATGGACTTGACATTAACACTTTAAAGTGCTAAAATGGAGGTAATATAGTATGACACAGATTGATAGCAAAACGGGTATTTTTCTTATGCTGAAAGTACTTCGTAAGCACGATGTCATAAATGAGGACACATACAAGAACATAATCAAACACGAATTCAAAAATTTCGTATTAGACTGAGGAGGTACATATAATGTTAGGTTTTTTATCTCTTGACCGTAACCGTCCGAGAAAGGTAGTGTTTTACGGACGAGTATCCACAGAACACGAAGCGCAGCTCTCTGCACTTGAAAACCAAATGCAATGGTATGAGGATATTGCAAAGCGTTATCCGAACTGGACTGTCGTTGATAAGTATATCGACGAGGGTATCACAGGAACGCAGGCAAAGAAGCGTCCGTCATTTATGAAGATGATAGCCGACTCTGAAACCGGTAAGTTTGACCTTATTGTTACACGTGAGGTTTGCCGTTTCGCACGAAATACGGTCGATACGCTTACCCATACCAGAGCATTAAAAAATCTGAATATTGAGGTTTTCTTTGTTGACGATAATATCTGGACTATGGATGGTGACGGTGAACTACGACTGACGATTATGGCAACTCTCGCACAGGAGGAAAGCCGCAAGGTTTCCGAACGTGTAAAAGCAGGACAGCACATCAGTCGTGAGAAGAAGATTATATACGGTTGCGGCAATATTCTCGGATATGAGCTGAAGCGTAATATCGGTGATGACGGAAAATGGGACCCAAGTGAGAACACCTATATCATCAATCCCGAACAAGCTGAAACAGTCAGAATGATATTTGACCTATATGAGCAGGGTTTGGGTGCTATGAAAATAGCAAAGGAATTACAATACCGTGAGCGACTGACAGCTATGGGCAAAACGAAATGGTGTGCCACTAACATCAGCAAAATCCTAAAGAACGTTACTTATAAGGGATACATCGGTTATTATAAGTCGTACAGCAATAATTACCTTGAACAGAAGCGTA